ATAAAGAATGGCAAGAGCCACGTTAGAGATGTTACTAAAGCTCACAGGAGCTGATAAAACATCAAGAGGCTTAGATAAAGTATCTAAAGCTACAAAAGAAATGGATGAATCTGTTAAAAAAGCAGAGAAATCTAATGCTAAATTTGCAGCAGGTATGTCTGGTCTTACTAAAGCAGCTATTGCCGGTGGAGCGTTATTTGCAGCAAAATCTTTATTTGATTTTTCAAAAAGTGCTATAAATGCTGCATCAGCAGCAGAAGAAGCGTCAGCAGCTTTTGGAGCTACATTTAAAGAAAGTGCAGAAGAACTAGGAA